GCTTGGATCGCTACTCCTGTGGGGGTGTTTTTCGACACATCGAGACTTCCCGATTACTGGCCCTACCATGAGCAGCCCGAGGGTGCAGGAGGCCAAAGAATCCCGCGAAGGTCATTCGTTGGACTATCTAGCGATGCAGAGCAGAAGATCGTAAATCGCGCTGATGAGTGGTTAGCAGGCGGTCTTGTATTGGGTGGTATATTTCGCCGCGAGGTTCGCACTCAAGTAGGGACGTTCACGGCATTTACATGAGATGGCAATGTATTCACGCCCAGAGGAGCTGCTTAAGAGGTTCGTTGAACTTCTCAAGACAAACCAAGGATTGCTCGGTATCCAATATGTCGCGACGCAAGATGAAAACCTCATGCCTGAATATCCTGCGCTACAAGTTTCGATGGGTGATCTCATGCGAGAGGATCATGGAACGCAGCGATTCCTTCTTACCTTCGAGGCGTCCTTTTGGATCTACCATGCCAACTATGAATCTACCCGAGCTATTCGTAATATTGAAGACATGGAATTGGCTACGGGAGTCGTGCGGTTTCTCCATCAGCCAAACAATCGGGCGCTTAGAGAAGGAGATGCAGGCGAGAACCGTCTCATAGGCGGCTCGGGAAGGGTCGTTCGTGAAATCCCAGGAGTTGTACTTAGGGAGGCAGGAACAAGAATCGTAACTACTCGTCTCTTGTGGTTAGGGCAGTCGCAAGTGAATTATGCTGATTCTTAATAGTCTGGAGGCTCCTATATGAAGGTTACTTTGAAAGATGAGTCGTTGCCCGAAGGTGCTGAGCTTCATGTAAGGGGCCTGGGCATGCTCGTCAATGGTAAGACTGTTGATTTCTCAAAGGCTGAGGAAGAAGCCTTTGAAGCTCGTTCGGGGATGAAGCTTTCTGAAGCATTCAGGAACAACCCCAACGTTGAAGTTGGGTCTGTAGCGAAGGGCGGTGACGATTAATGCCCGCTGGTCTGTCCGGTAGTGGTTGGCTAGGGCTCGCTCTTGAATCAGTAAAGGGCACTTACGTCTCGCCAACTGTTTATATTCCGATTATTTCGGAGTCTTTCCGATATGTGGAGGATCGTTACTATTCTCCACAGATTAGGGAAGATACGATTGTCTCCGATGTGAAGCAGGGTTACTATCACATCGAGGGCGATTTCGAGTTGGAAATAGAATCCAAGTTCTTGCCATATCTGTTGTACTGCACTCGACATACGATTACTAAGACAGGGGCAGGTCCCTTTGTCTATACGTTTGTACCCTCGGATGCTGGTGCTACTTCGACGGCAGCTTCAGGAGCGGTACAGAGAACCGCATCCATTACAATCGAGCGTAATAATGTCGAGTTCGGTTATTCAGGCTGCACGCTAGGGTCTCTCCGACTCTTTGTGGACGGCGGCATTCTCAAGCTAGGTGGCACGCTCGTCGGTGAGAAAGACAATACCGCCTCTGGCGATACTCCTACGTGGTCTGCTCCGACTCTCTTTGGCGCAGACGCTACGGCGATTAGTACAGGCGCTTCCAGCCTCACCCCGACGTATGCTGTTGTCAGTGACTTTAATGGATTCGAGTTCGAAGCTAATTTCAACGCCGAGGCGCAAAACCGCATTGTTCGTGACCGAAGTGCAAGCTACGTCAGCTTCGGAGAAACTGAGATCACGCTCACGACAGAGCTGGATTTCATTGATAAAACCGAGTACAATATCTTCGTCGCAACGACCCAGAAGGCAGTCAAACTTGAAAGCTACCCAGGTGCGACATATGCCGCATCTACCGAGGCGGTTCAATTGCAAATCTTCCGGGGAGTGTATGAAACCTACGATCTTGGCCTTTCAGGTCTTGGCGATCTCATTATGGCCGGTGTAACGATGCGCGGTATTGGCATTGCCGGAGGAGATGGCTATAAGATCGAGGTCAAGACAGCGACCGATATCACATAAAGAGGAGAGTATATGGCATCTCTTGTAGCTACACCCAATCCAGCCAAGGTTGGGGATTCCATCGCCCTTCTTGGTGAAGGATTTGCTGCTTCTACGGCAACGGCAGTCAAGATCGACTCCGAGGGATTCGCAGCCGAAGTTACTAGTGACGCTGGCGGACTGATCTCAAATGACGACATCAACGATCATGCGGATGGTACTCTGACCAATACAGCTAATCCAGCAAACAACGATACAGTGACGATTGGCTCGCGAACGTACACCTTCAAGACGACACTTACTGGTGCTGCTAATGAGATTTTCATTGGCGCAAGTGCGTCGGCAAGCTTCGATAACTTGAAGGCAGCGATCAATGGCGCAGCCGGTGCGGGAACTACCTATGGGACTGGTACTGTCGCTCACGCTGATGTAATCGCTGGCGCAAAGACCGCTACTACTCTCGCGGTGGTTGCTAGAGTAGCAGGGACAGGCGGGAACTCCATCGCGACTACGGAAGCGTCTACAGCGCTTTCATGGGGTGCTGCGAACCTGGCTGGTGGTTCAGGAGATCCTACGGGCTATAAGCAGATGAACTGGACACCCACTAAGGAGGGGACGTATACTATCAAAGCGGATGACGGCACGAACTTAGCGAGCAAGAAAGTCAAGGTTTTTAGAGTCGCATAAAGCTAGTACAATAGAAGGAGAGGAACATGCCGGTTGGCACTCGCAAGATGGAAACCGTCAGGCGGGAACTAAAGCGTTGTCCGCCTGACGGTTATGTTATTCTGCGCCAGCTTTCTTACGATGAGATGCTTGAGCGTAGAGATGGGGCTACTAAAGTACTCATGGAGCGTGGGCAGGGTGGTCGCAACGCTGATGCAAAGATGGCAGTGCAGATCGCTAACAAATGGTCTAATTACTTCTCATTCCCACGCTGCATCGTTGAGCATAATATCACTGATGAAAATGGTGTTCTGCTTGACTTCTCGCAAAGAGGAATCGAGCTTACTTTCAAGTCACTCGATCCTAAGCTCGGCGCTGAAGTCGAAGCGCTTATCGATGAGCTAAATCAGGAAGAGGAGGAACCCGAGGGTTTTACGAATGCTGCCTCCTCCTCATCGCCGGACGAGAGCGCACCGCAATCGAGTGGTTTGGAGGAGAATTAGTTGCCGAAGTACGTCGTTGGATAAGGATTACTCGCGTGGCAGAAGCATTAAATGCCCTGCCATATGAGGGCGGTCTGTTCGACCAACCCCCAGGAACTCTATTCCGAATGGAAGCAGTGTTGGCTGCAAGCTCACAGCCTGATACGGCGCGTGCGAGTAAGGAAGAAGCTGATATAAGGCTTACTCGCAGGATGGAGAAAATGTAGTAATGGCGTTCGGTGGTCGCGAACTAAGGCTCATCCTCTCCATCCAGAGCTACGGCACGACCAATATCGCGCGTTTACGTCGCGACATCGCGCAACTTTCTAGTGCTGCTGAAGCTGCCAATAAACGGCAGCAAATGCTGCAAAGCCGCTTGGAGGGGCAGCAGCTTCGGGCAGCACGTATAGCGCAACGCATAGACCGCATGACGGTAGGTACAGGTCGTATTCAAGGCTTAATTCAGGAAGCAAGACTATCAGCGCGCGGCCTTCAAATCTATGAGCAGAGGGGTGCTCTTGTAAGAAAAGAGAACCAACTACTTACTGATCTCTCTCGTAAACGAGCACAGATCGCAGCTACAGAGCGCGCGATTGCAGATCCTACTCGTGCTCTTAGAACGACTGTTGCTCAGTCGCGGCTAGAAGGCAGAGCACTCGATATAGCTCGTGCGAGAGCAGCCTTCCCCGAAAGAGAACTCCGTCTACGTTCATCTTTAAATCTAAACGCTGCCCGACAAATCCAATTACAGAAGACACTCAATAGAGCCCACGTTACTACAGAGCACATTACCCAGGGGTTACAAGGCAATTACGCTGATCTCACTAAGCATCAAGAGATGTGGGCTAGGCGAATGATTGCTACGCAACAAGCGGCGACTAGGCTGAATTCTCAGATGGCAAGGCTGCCAGCCGAGCTTGCAAAGGTAAATACCCAGGCAGCGACATTGACAAAGCAAGAGCAGCTACAAGTCGCGCTAGTAGCTAAGCAAGCCGATGCAGTTGCGGCACTTAATGAGCAGCTATTTGTCCAACAAAGTGAGTATGCAAATATCCAAGCGAGACTAGCCGCAATCGCGGGTCAACGCGATGTTCTGCTTGCGCAAGAGAAGACGCTTACGATTGAGGAGCAAAAGCGTCTCACCCTACTAGAGCAGGAAACGGTTGCACTAAGAGCACAGGAAGCTTCGCTAGTACGCCAACAGAAAGAAATTGCTGCTACCAGGGCAGAGCTTGCTGTGATGCCTCGTATCATCTCGACTGCTGAGATAGCCGATGCAGCACAAGCGATGGAGCATACTGGTAGGCAGGTCGCACATCTCGGTAGGACTGCGCAATTCACCGGGCTCCTTATGACTGCTGCCTTCGGGTTAGCTGCTGGATCGTTCGCTAACTTTAGCGAGAGAGTTTCACTTGCTGCTACGCAGATGCGTGACATTGGTGCCCCCATTACGCAAACTGCGGAGCGAGCTAAAGAACTCCAAGACAGAATCATTGACTTGGGTATGGAGTTTCCTGCAAGCGCGACAGAAATGTCCGAAGCAGCCTATGAAATCTTCTCTTCGATGAACATTGTCCGTGGCGGTGTCGTTAATACTGCTAAGGGCTTCGAGCTTCTCGAAACAGCCAACAAAGCCGCCGTAGCCGGTGGAGTTGAACTTGAAGAAGCCACGGATGCGATGATTATTGTCCTCAACAACTTCGATCCACAATTGCGAAATACTAGTAAATTGCTTGACGAGATGTTCACAGTCGTTCGTTTTGGAAAGATGCATCTCGACGATCTTGGCGCGGCGATGAAATTTATAGCGCCTATTGCTAAGACGACTGGACTTGAGTTTAGTGATGTTGGTGCCGCACTCGCTGCCCTTTCCATTCTCACGGGGAGTGCAGAGAACTCCGCTATGGGCTTGGCCCGTGCAATCGAGATGTTCCGCCTCCCCGTCGTTCAAGAAGGATTCAAACGATGGGGAGTCACTATTACCGACGCATATCACCGCTTGCTCCCACTCAACGTAGTCATGGACAGGCTAATAAAGGGATTTCCTGGACTTGCTACGGGCCAGCAATCTGCGATTGAAGCTCTCATCCAAATTACCAAGGCGAGCGAACAGACCAAGGTTGGCGTCCAAGGGACTATCCAGGCGCGTAGAGCAATTGCCAATCTTGCAACGTCTATGGATTTGTACGATAACATCCTCAGTAACGTTACTAAGAATCAGGGCGAGTTCAACTTGGCGTTCCAAGCGAGACGGCTCGACCCTGGAGTACAGTGGCAAATCTTCTTGAGACAGATGCAGACGCTTGTTATCGTTATCGGCCGAGAAGCATTGCCAGTATTTCTTGCACTTGGCAAAAGAGTCGAGAGTTTCATCCGTTGGTTCAAGGATCTGAATCCGACAGTACGCCGCTCCATCATCCAAATCGCGACGTTTGTTGGAATCTTGGCTCTCCTCGGTGGCACGATGCTGAATGTCGTCGGATCGCTCTATGCGCTCAGAGCTAATATGGTTCTGATGTCGCTCGCAACTGAAGGCGCAACTAAGAGATTCTTGGCGTTGCGTATAGCCATAGGAAGTCTTGCGTTGCTCGGACTTGGTATTCTAGTTGCTGAGGTATATGATCTCAAGACGGCTGTAGTTGTAATGACAACCGCCTGGCTCATATGGAAAACGAAAGTTTTGCAGTCTGTTGCTGCCGCAATAGCAGCAAGCATTACAGGAGGCGTTTCGATAACAGCCGCCAATGTTACGGCTGCAACCGAGTCAGCGCTCGCATGGCAATTTGCAAATCGCGCTTTCCTTGCAAACCAAGCATCTAACGTCGTAGCAACGCGAGTAGCAACGCAAGCAATTGTTACTACGAATGTGATAGCGGCGGGCGCAGTTAAAGCAGCGTGGAGAACAGCGCTGATCGCGACGGGATGGGGCGCTCTTGCAGTCGCCGCTGGAATTGCCGTTGAACTCATTATCAGGCATTGGGATCGATTCCGTGCTTTCTTCATAGCTCTACGCGCTGCTCTTAAAGAAACATGGAAGCAACTGATGCTTAAAGAGCTGCCTGGTCTTGCTCTTGTAGGCGTTGGTTACATACTTAAAACTTTCACTCCATTCCTCTCGTTCCTATCCTCTCTAGCGTCACTCATTCCGGGTATTGGAGACACCATCGCAAAGGTTATTCAGCCCGCCGATCTCATTATTGGTCGAGGCAAGAAGTTGATGGCTGAAGGCGGAAAGGATTTCGGAGAGACTTTTGGAGAGGCTTTCGACAAAGCAATGGATAGCTTTGAAAGAGGGCGCAAAACAAAAGGTAAAGAGCAAGCCTCTGATCTCGTTAAGGAATACAACAAGATATTTAGAGGTCTTGTCAGCGAGGATTTCCTCAAGCGTCAAGAGGATTTCCTCAATGCGCTTAATCCTGATGCGAATGGGCTTACGGATGCCGCATCGCTAACTAAGAGGCGGGCACAAGAAATCGCTCAAGCATACGAGAACATGCAGCAGAAGATCGGCAGTGCGGTTGACAATCTCACGCAGATATACGATAGATTTAAGCAAGAGAATGAACAGGCACTAGGTACGATCTTCGGTGGTCCAGCGATGGAGGGCGTCTTCGGAGACGTATTCCGTCAGATAAATGATCTACTGCGCCAGTTCGGGATACAAATTCCAGTTCCGTTTGAGCTGCTCCGAAGAGATATGGATCAGCAGCTTGAGTATTTCAAACGCTGGCGTAGCGATCTTGATAAGCTACTGGCTCGTGGTGCTCCGCTAGAGATGATCGACCAGATTCGAGCGCTAGGCCCAGAAGCTATCCCGCTCATTGAGGGTCTACTTGGCGCGAGCCCCAAGCAGTTTAAGAAGTACGTTCAAGATTTCAAAACCGGCCAGAAGCTTATTCGTCAAGCTACAAAAGCTGATATGGACAGGCAGCTTAAGGAATGGGAGAAACACGGCAAGAATATCGCATGGCAGCTTATCAATGGTATTGCCTCTGATCCCGCACAGGCAAAGCTTAGGGCTGGCTTTAGACAGTATGTGATTAACACCTTTGGTGATGTGCTAAAGTCACAGATGACAAAGGAAGTCCAGATAGCAATGCAGCAAGCCATGAAAGAACTTGCAGAATCCAAGGCGGCCGAAGCTGCCGCTACGGTAGCAGCCAAGGGAATCAAACCTCCACCCGTTCCGACCATTGCGCAGATGAACATTCCTACTACACGGCAAGAGCTTGAAAGGACTAGGAAACAGCTTAACGATCTTAAGGCTCAAATGATCCAGGAGACCTTCGCAGGAATGGCACCTACTGAGAAGCAACAAGCGCGACTGCAAGCTCTCTTCAAAAGGGAGAAGCGCCTTGAGGCTCACCTTGCGCGAGAACGGGAACTTCGCAGCATTCGGCAGCAACTACGACGTGGTAGAGAGGCAGGCCGCGAGAACATCACGATTACATACCAAGGTGACACCGTAACAGTAAAGGCAGATGGGGCAACGCCTGCTGCTGTTTACCGCGCTCTAAACAAGCATCAGTTTAGAAAGAAGACCAAGCATGGCTACAAAGGTCAGAGACGATGATTACAAGCTTAGTTGCTAAGAATCTCGATACGCTTGTAACCGTAACCCTGAACGATCTGACGTATCCTCTGCGACGCTTTGCCTGGGACTACGAATTGAAAGGTGATGCGGAGCCAAAGATGCGGAAGCCGGGCCGCCATAAAGTTCTCAAGCAGGTCGATACAATGACGATTGAGATGGAAGGCAGCATGATGGCTGATCCGGCTCAGAACTATTGGACCATTCGACAAGCCTTTATGGTCGTGCTTCTTCCGCATATTGATGCCGTCGAACTCAATCATGTTAGATTTGACATGGTAGTCTCAGGATCAGCCGACACTCTCTACGCCGAGTGTACTCTTGCAGATGTCTCCGTTCCTGTGGAGGCTCTTTCGCCTACGCGCTCCGAATTTATGTTCAATTGGGAATGTCCCTTTGGGTATTGGCGCAAAGTCTCCGACGACTCTGTAGTTTACATCTAGATGCCAATCGATATCTACGTCGAGTATACGCTGCATGATGGGCAGCCGGTATGGACATTGCAGCCTGAAAGATTAGAATACAGCTTTCAGCTCGGTTCGCAAGGACCAAGTACGATGAGTCACTTTGTCCCCCTATCGGAGCCGACGCTCACGCGAAGTATTGTTGCACCAAAGCGAAACGATTACATGCTAAAATGGACGAACGACGGGGCGCAAACATTTCTCGATCTTCAGGGCGGATTCCTATGGGACGCCGGCTTTGACTCAGAGGAATTTGGAGTACAGTTTGCAGGAGTAGATTGGTCTGCGTGGCTTGACAATCCCTTCCCACAGGATAGAGAAATCTCTCAGGGAGCGTTGCTAGCTGATAAAGACCTGCTTACTGCTGCATTCATCGGACTCCCAACCTCAGCATATGATTGGGAGAATAACGGAAACGGAGTCAACCAAAAAGTTATCATTGGCGATCTTATCGCCGCACTAGAAGACGGGCCTGATGCGATCGCTTTCAGTGTTAGCTTCAGTGGCAGCAATTGGGTAAATGTCCCAGGAGAATTGGAGGGATTACCAGGCGGAGAGACTTTCACAATCGGTCCTTTTGATGTATCTCCGGTGCGACAACACATAGCCAACATATCTACACTAAATGATCCCTGGGTGCCAAACTTTAGATGCGGGCCTGATAAGTCGCTCGACTTTTTCTTTATGAAAAACAAAGACCCAGGACTTGATATCGTTCCTGACTTCCTTGTAAGCGATGAAACAGTAATTCATCATATTGATTGGGGGCATCATGGCCCAATTGCGACCTATGTAACAGGATGGGGCGTCGGCTCCATGCCGAAATGGTTTACGTCAAGAGATATTGAGTCCGAAGAGAAATTCAGGCGTTGGCGATCTAGCCATACGCTCGGGTCAAGAGGCCAAGTTTATCTTACGCGGGAACAGATTAAAAAAGGGACACTGGCTTTCGCTGATAAGTTTCCACAAAAGGACTTAACCCTGGTGATTTATCCCGATAAGCTAGACCCGATTAATGAGGAAACGGGATTCTTGAATCTATGTGGTTACGTCATAGATGTGGATTACTTTATAGATCCGGTATATATGATCTTTGGGGTATTCTATATCATAAGCCAGAACTTCCATGTAGACGTAGCGGGAAACTGGCTCTGCGATCTCGGCCTACAACAGATTTACCAGTTTTGATGGGTACTAGAGGAATACAAGATCCGATTGCGAGTGATTTGATTGAGCAGATCCTTGCGGATCAAGCGAGATTGAACGCCGAGATCGATGACCTACGCAGAACGCACCCAATTCTTATGGAACGCGCGAGGACTAGCGATATAACCGTTCCGCAAGAGGGGCAAATAATTGTAGACTCTGAAACCGAAGCCATAAAGTACCATAGCAACCAAGAATGGCGAGATATTCCTCCCTCTCCTCTTGCTTGGATCTGGCGAACCATCTCTGGAACTGATCCCGCCACCGTTTGTCCAGACGAGACATATACCAAAGCCGTCATGTCACACGGCGCAACGTCCAATTCCGCCGATGCGCAACTTATTACGGATGGCATAAAACTAATAAAGCCGGGATTCTGGCTACTAATGGCCCTCGGAAGATGGATAGGCGAGTGGGACGGAGGGATAGCAGTACGCATCGATAAAGAGCTATCGGGTGCTGCTCTTTGGGGAGAAAGCCCACTGACTCTCAACAAAGCCAGTATCTCTTCGCTTCAGTGGGACCCCGTTTCTCGAATTACGGTGCCCTGGATCATCCCACCATACGACGATGAATTATACTTGTGGTTCTTCCAAGACTCAGGGAGTAATCGGAATGTAGGTGGCAAATGGCTATATGCCATCTGGCTTGGTCCTTATACAGGTGCGCCTGGGCCAACTTAAATGGATACCACTGAAATCATCGTGATTGTTGTAGCCATACTAGCAGGCGTCTTCATCGGTCTGCCACAGTTACTAGAACGGCGTGGTTCTCTATGGAAGGATATGGCCGAAGAACGCGAAGTAGCGTTAAAAGAGACGCAACAGCGCGAGAAGGAAGCACTGCAACGTGTACGTGAACTGGAAATACGTACTGACCTGTCTGCACTATCTAAGGACGTTTCGGAGGGACGTGAGCAAGCAGTATTAGCTGTTAAAGCTGAAATAACGCATATTCAAAGGTCGATCATAGAAACGGAGGAACGCCTAATAGCAAGCCACGAAGCACATGAGCACCGAGCACAGGAGCGACATGAGAAAGTTCTCAAGGCGTTTGACGCAGTGACAAAGAGGCTAGAATCGTGACAGCTTTCAACCAATGTTTTCTATTCCTAGATAACCCCAACGGTGGAGTAGAGGACATTGCTTGGCTAAAGCAGAATTGTCCCTGGATAAAGGGTGTGCTCTGCAACGTCCACGCTTTCGAGCCTGAGCAGTGGGAAGCGATAGTCCGTCCGCGTGCCCTATCATATGGACTGTTCTGTGGGCCTTGGGGTAGACCGGCCAAAGGCGATCCAAACAACCCCGAATTCGATCCCACTATCGTTGACAGGGTTGTAGCGACCTCTGACAAATGGGAATCGCCTGGGCTGATCAATCCAGAGAAGGAAATCGACGGTGATCAAGCCGCACTCGATTACACCGTAAAGAAGATTGGCCCTCGCGACTTCGGATTAAGCGTGCAGCCTATACCATTTGCCGACATTAATTGGTCTGTAGCCGCGCAGCTAACCGTCCACCCACAAATCTTCCCTGCTGAGCAGCAACAAAACTACGATCCCATAGTCATTAGAGAGATGTGGTGGAATTACGGAGTACGCTGCGTCTATATGACCTATGGTACTTACGGCGGTATGAAGCCGTCGGACTTCAAGCTGCAAGCGCCATACTCGTTGTTCACTGGCGACCCCGTAATGGCGTCGTTTACGCTGCCCAATTGGGCACCAACGTTCATAGGCTTTGCAGGGTGCAAACCAACCACAGGAGGGGGAATGGCACTAACAGCCGAGCAGGTTCCGTACACTGGCCCGTATGGGCTACCAACCAGCAAACACAGATCAAAAGGGCCAACAGCAGAAGCACTAAAGCGCGCAATGGGCCACCTGAAGCTGCTTCCGTGGGGAGATTTCAATCAGGACTACGATCTTCTCCTGTGGGAAGCTATGGCCGACTTCAAGAAATCTGTCGGTCTAGCCCACGACGGAACCTATGGTAACAAGGCGTGGGAAAAACTACGTGCGGCAACGTATAGGAAAGATGGCAAGAAGCTCTATGCGTTTGATCCATACGCACGTAGGCTTATTCAGAACGAGGCAAAGATCACCGCAGTCTCGCGCAATGAGGAGAAAGTGCAGGAAGCGCTAGCCGAGTGGGGTTACGCAATCATCGCTAACGAGCCGAGCATTAGCTACTCGCAGGCACGCCCCGTGAAGGTAGACATCGATCCTAACTCGAAGTTCTCCTCGGACTGCTCAGGCACGGTGATTCAAGGCTACGCATATGCCAAGCGCAAGACCGATTTGGAAGTGCCTGATCCTGCTAAGCAGAAGTGGTCAGGTTATGGAAATACAGATTGGTACGAAGACGATCACCCTAAAGTATCAGCTCCATACCGCATCGGCGATCTAGCACACTTCGAATCGTCTCGCCATGTCATCATGTGCATCAAACCAGGCGACTACCAAACCGCCGAGTGGGTTTCGCACGGATGGGATGGTGGCCCTCAGCTAGTCGTGCTATCGAAGTACAGCCGGTATCCTAGTGAGTTCTTATTCGTAGTTCGTCCACCACTATTGGAGGTATAGATGAGAATTCTCGGTCAGTTTGGGAAGGCCGCATTCGCCTTTGCAGTTACGTTCGGGGGCTCGCTTATGACTGTGATGGTCGGTGACGTTGGATTTGGCGATATTACTGACGGACAGTGGCTATCGGCAGCCGTCTTTGGGCTTGGCTCCGCTGGCGGCGTGTTCGGCATCCCCTACGTGGCTACGCCGTCGCGAGGCGAGGCATCGCCATAATAACAAGTCGTCTGCATAAGCCTGTCTAACTGCGGCCCGCGAGCATGTGGGGTAGTTGTCCACCAAGGGCTGACTAGTTAGACATGGACGGGGGGTAATCTCCAGTGCATTTTCCTCTCCTGGCACCGGACGATTAC